CATTTTTGCTACACCCATCATTGCCCCCGCTAAAAGTATCTGATCTTCTTGACTTGTTACACCTGTATCAGCAAAAGTCATTAACTCAGTAAAATATTCCTGTAATCTAACTGTTGCGCTTGTCATTTTGTTTTTCTAAATTAACATTTGCACGCAATTGTGCAATATCTTCTTGTGAATCTATTTTATCTTGAGCTAATTTAGCGTTTTGTTCTAATTTTGCAGCATCTATCTCTACATTTGCTTGATCATTTTGTGATTTTCGCTGTAAATCAGCGGCTCTAAGCTGTAACTCTTGCTGTTTTAACTGAATTAGAGGGTCTTCCCCTTGTTCTGCCATCATTTCTTGCTCTTCAGCTATCATTTTTTCTGTCATTTCAGTAATTCTTTCAGCAACTTTGGATTCTAGTATTTCTTGAAGCTTAACTTGTTCCTCTTGAGGCATCTGACCACCAAATTTTTGTGCTAATTCTTGAACTTGTTCTTGCATTTCTTGTTCAACTTCTTCTCTAGCTTGAATAGACACATGTTCCATAATATGAGCTTCTAACAAGGTCATGGCTTGTATATTATTCTTAACTAAAATGCTTGAAAAGAAGGCTCTATGTGAATCCATGTGTGCTAAATGATTTTGATTTCTAAATGCCTGTAAAGGTTTTCCTAATAACACGCTTCCGTTCTCAATTCCTGGATCTTGAGGCTGAGGTGGTGTGGGAACAGGGAGAATAGCATCTACATTTTGCACTCCCATTGCTTGATACATACGTCTATATGCTTCATACATGTTGTGCATTTGCGGTGCAGCCTGTGCCAGTTGTAATTGTGTTTGCGCCAGCGTAACACGTTGAGACATAGAAAATATAGTAGGATCAGAAACAGGAAGTATGTCTATCTTATCATCAAAGTCTGCTTCTTTAATAGATCTTATTCCTCCAACAACATCATAAGGATATTGAGGTGACAAAGACTCACTAAATATTTTTGACAGTAATTTAAATTCTATTTTTTGTGCGTAATGTAATCTTTTATGAATAGCCGACATAACACGCATGCCTCTTTCCATCAAAGCCATTGTCGTTCCTACAGGTGCGTTTGCCGCTACACTGTCACCAATTTTTTGATCAGCTACAGTAGCAAATTCCTTACCTGCTTGAACAACAAAACCTAATAATTGAAATAAAGTTGGATCAGCACCTTTATAGGGTAAAGGCATTAGTCCTGCACGTAAGTCACCACTTGGTGCATCGACATCTCTAAATTCACCTGGTTGTATTGGAGAATCATCATCTCGAATACGAAGCCCTCTTGCTTTGAAACCTGCTGGTAAATTGGACAACGTTCCTGCGTCAATTAATTGTCTAAGAGCAGCGGTTGCGGTTCTTGATAAACCACCAAGCATATGTATTAAACCTAATCCATAAAAACCTAATCCTGGTAAAAATTTATAATGAGCAAAGTATTCTATCTTTTTTAAAGTTTCATCTTCTTCTCTGTAGTTTCTATAAATAGATAAAATTTTATTAGAACCTTCGTCAATAGTTACAATATAAGGAACTTTTATACCATCTTCTCTTTCAAAACCTGGAACATCTAAATTAGCATGTACCTCTAATAAAGTGTACTCATCATCAGCATATCCTACTTTTCTAATTCCAGAAACTTCTTGTTCTTTTTCTTGAATTCTATCGTCAGACTCCATTGGTTTAATATCAACATCTCTGTAGAATCCAGAAACTTGTAATTTACGAATTTCATTTTCTGATTTACGAATAACATGTGTTACTCTTTCAGACTGTTCTAAGTTTGTAGCGTTATAAGGAACAACTAAATCATCACTTGGAACAAATTTAGAAATGGCTCTACCTATTCCTGCATCATAGTAAATCTTTTTAAAAGTTGAACCAGACAAAGGTAAATAAAATAACATTTGATCAAGATCAGGATCAAACTCCTCCATCACATGAGTGATCTGATAGTTCATAAACTCTTGTACTCTTTGCGCTTGATCTTCTTTTGCTTTAGTTACCTCACCAATAACTTGTGTTCTTACTGGCCCACCTGCTGGTAATAGTTCTTTGTAAGCTTGTGATTGAAACTGTGTAACTGATTCCGCTAATAATGGATGTGTAACACCGCTAGCCCCTTGAAAAGGCTGTGATCTTTCATTGTATTTAAGTCCTAGTAAATCTAAACCTTTTTTATACGCTTCTTCCCATTCTTTTCTTGAAGACAAATCATGTTGATAGTGATCAAATAATTCACTAGCTATAACTCCTAAATCATTTTCATCAATAAACTCAGCTAAGTTTGAATCAAAACTTTCATCTAGTATTTCTTCTTGTTCACCAATAATAGCTCCACCATCTTCTGTTATTTCTACAAGAGGATCATCTGTTCCTGGTTCTAGCTCTACTGTTTCTCCAACTCGTGGAGGTATCATCAAAGCATCATTTACTGTTTGAGGTTCATTCGGATCTATTCTTTTGTCAACGGCCATTAAGCTACTCCTATTAATTCTTCAATATTAGGCAACGGATCATATTTCACTAAACCGCCTGTTGCCAAATGGGTTTTTGAAGGTAATACCATTTCAGGTGTTAGTTTTATAGCATAAGAGTCCACAGTTTTAAAGCCCGAAGGTATACTTGTTGTCTTTGTGTACAGATCTTGCGCATTATCAGAGCTATTAATAAAATCAGTAGCTTCTTGCATAGCATTTTCTAATCCGTCTTTTTTTACTCTAATGGTTTTTAATATGCTTTGATTGTTCATGTCCATAATTTGAATAACCTTTTTACTACTTCTAGGATCTCCAACTGCTACTTTAATTATTTTAAATTCTGCATTGTTTATGTTTGCCGCTCTTTTTAATGATTGCTCAAGAACACTTGTATAGTGCTTACCACTTACATCTGTAGCATCAGGGCCCCCGTAAAACTCATATGTACCCACGCCTTTTTTTCCTGCTCTATCGGCTAAAGCTGTAGCTGTTGTCCCATCCTGTCCATAGCGTTTTGCGATAAGCTCTGCTGGTGAAATAGCATACCATGTTGGTGCGTTGGGATCATTCTCTACAAACAGTCTTTTTGCTGCTGCGTGTAGATCATTTTTCACAATAACATCTCCCCATGCTTTTCTGTCTTTAAAAGGAATATTAGGAAATAAAGCACGCATTGTTTCTGGAGAAACAACAGCTTGATCAAAAAATTCTAATACTTTATCACGTTTCTTTGCCGCCTCTTGAATTGGAACCATATCTTGCGGTGTTAAAGTGCCAGGACGTATGTTAGCAAAATCTTTAAATACAGCGTTTGATTTCTGTAGTTCTAAAATATGACCTGCAAAATCATCCTCTGTTCTAAAAACAGGACGGAGTATGTCTTGATGTTTAGCGTAAAACTTTATAAGCTCAGGGCTCATATCTCCTGATCGCTCTCGTTGTATTATCGCTGTATCTTTTAAGTTTACTCCTTTTTCAACAAGTCGTTGATACTCTTGTTTTATTTTTTGTAGTGATTTTCTATATGTTTGAAATATATCTGACTGTATCTCATCAGCAAAAGTTACATTAACTGTTTGATCATTAACAATAGCTTGGTTAGATCCAGAACCAAAATTATCTATGTCGTCTTGTATTTTTACTAATTGTTTATTTGCATTATCAATATTTTTTTGTGCTTGTTCTATACTTACTCTACCCCCAGATTGATCAACAATGTCTTGCGCCGATTTATTTGTAACGCTTGTTAGTCTGTCTCTTTTCTTTTCAAGCTCTAAAAGTTTTGTTGTCGTATCTCCTGATAGCTGTGTAGATGTTCCAGGCACAATTGCAGGACGGTCCGTGAGCCGCGACCACCCGACCACGTATGCTTCATCTCCTCTAAAAAAGTCATGAGTAGAATTAGCATAAGACTTAGGATCACCTGGAATGTCACTCGGATCAAGGTACACTACATGCTCTCTGTAAGAATTAGGCAAACTTCCTTTTTCATAATATTGATTACCATACTTAGAATTAACAAAATCAGGTTCTAGTACGCCTGATTGTTGCTGTTCTATATCCGATCTAAAACCAAATGTTTTTGTCTTTAGTTTACGAATAGGGGCTTGTTTAATTCTATTTAATAATACTTGTTTGGTAACAGGCTGACCTGCTTGAAACAAAGAAGTAAATAACTGTGGTAATTGATAATCTTCTACTTCTAACTTGTTAATATTTCGTGATTGAAAAAAGTTATATAGATCAGCAGGTGTTTCAAAAACATCAGGCACACTAGGATCTAGTAATTTTGCTTCGACATTTGAATAAAATCTATTGACATCTTCTCCTGTTGTCGCTGTTGCTTCTGCTACTTCGTCACCAATACGAATTAAATTTTTTGTTTGATTACCACCTTTGAGGATGTCGCTTTTTTTATCTAAGTAAACTGCCCATCCAGGTGCTTTACCAAAAATATTAACAGCAGCCATTTCTACCTGTGGAGGTAAATTGTTTTCTGTTGTTGGTTTTAAATTTGCATCTTCAAACAAATCTAAATCATCTATACTCATGTAAGGTGTTTCTTCTTGAATACCTCTTACATCAATACCGCTGTCGTCAGGTGTACGTAGTGGATCACTAAATTGTCCTGGATCGCCGCCCATGGCCATGTTTTTA